GGGTGGGTTCTCATCCCCCAGGGGCTACGAATCGACTCCCCACGAGGCCACGGGCGAGCCAACATTATTCACTGACCGCCCATTCACCCACAGACTCATCCCACATATAATCTTGCCCGTCATCCGGCATATCCACCGGGGCAACCCACAGGCAAGTCGTCTCGTCCAACACCCACGACTCAAACGGTTTAGGTGGAATAAACGCATCCCGCTCTTCGTCATAGGTGTAACCGATACCGGCATAGTTACAGCGGAAAGGTTCACCGCCCAGTAGGTGTTGCCCGCCCACTGTGTTGTAAGACGTGCGCTTAACGGTGAAACCTTCCGGCGCGTAGTAGATTTCCCAATCGTCCACGCCGGGAGCCAGGTCGTCCTCATCGCGCCCCACAAACACCTGAGTCACAATATTGTCAGAATCTAATACTGCGTAGTGTGCCACCGTCTTATCCAATCGTCACTTCGTCAGTCGGACCAGCAGCGGTCACGGTGTAGACCGTGAAGAGACCAGAAGTGCTGGAAGTCTGGGATACACCGCCAGAGAAAGACACCGAGCGTCCTGAGAATACTTTAAAAATGACAACACCGGAACCGCCAGCCCCAGAGTTACCCTCGCCCGAACCGGCGTAACGGCCACCGCCACCGCCACCGGTGTTTACAGACCCGGAAGTTGCTGTCGGGCCGCCATCAAAAGCCCCTGTTCCTCCCCCGCCTGAACCTCCCGAGCCACCGCGTGCAGCACCACCACCACCAGCGCGAGTAACAGACGCGCCGGTAATAGAAGACGACACACCATCTCCACCACCGCCCGCCGTTGAGCCTGAACCATTCTCACCAGCCTCACCCGCACCACCACCGCCACCACCGGCGGTAGAAGAACTCGCAACGTCACCGCCCGCGAATCCCTGTCCACTTGTGCCAGCACCCCCAGAAGTATCGTTATACGCACCACCACCACCACCAGAGCCACCAGAACCACCAGCAGTCGGCGTATTACCGCCACCGCCATAACCGCCCCCCGTTGTCACAATAGTGGCAAAGGTAGAGCCACCGCCCGCGCCGCCCGTGTTAGGGCTGTCGCCACTACTAGAGGGACCACCAGCACCCACGGTCAGCGTATAAGTACCATCAGCCAAAGACAGGGCAGACTCAGCGGAATCCCCGCCACCTGACGACTCGCCAGCAACATTAGAGCGATAACCGCCAGCACCACCACCACCACCCTCACGGCGACCATTAACTCCCTCAGCACCACCACCACCGCCACCACCGGCGACGACAACATACTCAACAGGAAGAGTGTCAAACGACGCACTCATATTGGCGTAACGAGTTTGTTCTGTGAGCGTACTTGTAGAGAGTGAGCGGATAGACAAGAAAGCCCCCTAAACGTCGATTTGCGCGCCATACAACGAAATCGACAACAAGTCCGCCGCTCCCGCCGCAACCGTCACAACATCCGTCGCCTCCAACGCCATACCCAAAGTCAGGGTAGTTGAATCGTTGGCCGCAATCGGAACCTCTTTAGCAATGTAATGCTTATTCGCCAAAGTGTCCCCATCCTCACGCAGAGCGATATTAAACGTTGTCGCAGCCGTTCCAATGTTCGCCACAATCATCGTGCTAATAATCGTTTCTGTCGCAGACGGCACCGTATAAATATCAGTGTCGCTCGTGGTCGTCAAATGCGACTGACCCAAAATCCGGTAAGACGTTGCCATTATTCTCCTAGCCTCCCATTAACAAAAGCGAATTCTCAAAACCACCAGCACCGCCACCCAACGGCTCCCACGCGGCACCCGTCCACACCGTCGTCGTATTATCACTGAGCAAATATGTGACCATACCCTCAGACGGAGTACCAATCGCAGCAGTCCTCGCAGCAGTACCAGCAAACACCATCACCGCCTGATCCATGAGGTAACCATTCACCTCAGACGCTTCAAGCACCTCACCCGCGGTGAAAACCTTACGGCCCAAACCAGCCACATTAACCCCTTAGAATCCGAGTCGTCCGGTGTCCAGTTTACCGAACTGTGCGTCATCAAGGACAAACGGCGCGAACTCGAGCGAGTTCAAACCAAACGTCACATCATGACGACCAGGCGACTCCGAATGTGAAATCCGAATAACCTGACCAAACCGTTCAATCGCCGACCCCACCCGGTTAGGAGTAAACGACACAGACACCACATCCGAAATCTCCAGACCCAACACATCCGCACGATCCGAGGAGTTCAACGAATCCAGATTCACAGTGATAGACGAAAACCGGAGTTTCGGGTCCGCATACAACTGGACAATATATTCCGCAATATCATCCAACACAGCCTGCGACGCATTCAACACTGAATACGTGCGTTCAATAATCCCGTAATTCAGAATCGACAAATCATCCGTCGCAATCGCCGTCCCCGAAGGTGATGTCACAACGGCACGGTTCGCCATTAACTCCGAACCATAATCAATCGCCGCATTCACAAACGGAATCCCCAACCCAGTATCCGCAAACGCCACCAAATCCGACGATGATGGCGCGGAAGCCTCCTGCGAACGGAACGTCAAATCACCATTCTTCGCAATGAACAGTTGGCCCTGTTCTGTCTGTTCAACCAGTTGCAAATACTCCAACGAATTCTGACCCTCAAAAATCCCCGCATCGAGAGTGACATCACCCGTATCAATATCCCGACGATCCGCAGGCCAATCCACCGTAATCATGTCCAACACGGCCTCAACCCGCGCCCCCGTAGTCTGCGACACCGCCGACCCACTCGCATCAATCGGACGATTCGCCAAGAATTGGAAATCATCCGTCGCCGTCACATTCGCATTCGATTTCCCACCAGTGCTATACGCAAAATTCCAATCATTCACAGACCCATAGAATTGCGCCGTCCCATCCATCTTCACCTGAATAGGAACACGCGGCACCAAATCAATCGCCGTCCCAAACACCGGATCGAAAAACCGGTCCTCATTATTAAACGACACATCCAAAGACCCAGCCGAATACCGTTCCAAATCCCGATTCTTACCCCGTTGAATCGACACCGAAGCCAACCGGTCAGTCACATCCACAAACTCCAGACCACCCAGCGTGTCCTGGTCTAATACGCCCTGCTCAGTCGAGTCCAAAACAAACCCGCGGATAGTGCCAATCTCAACCGTCGTCGCCACTACGCACTCGCAAACACAGGACCGGACACCCGCTCATAACGTTTAATCGCCGTCACAACTTCCTCACCAATACGCACCGGGTCACCCACACCCGCCGTCACATTAATGTTGTAGGTCGGTCCACCCATGCGGTCTAGTTTGTCCAGGGGAATAACTGCCTCCGGACCAGCCTCACCAATCAGCGACATTGTGGGCTGGTCTACGATTCCACCCTCCGCGAGCGCGACTCGTGGCAGGGCAATCGTCGGCACGGTTGCAATGTTGATACCAAACGATTTACCGCCGAGACCAGGCACCCAATCAGGAATGTCCACCTGAATCGTATTCAGCGCACGGATAATCGCATTGACACCACCAATAATCCCGTTCACAAACGCCTCAAACGCAGTGATATAAGTGTTGATAATGTCGCCAAAAAATGTTTTCAATTTCTCAAACACCAACATGAAACCCTCAGCAAACAGGGCCACACGTTCACTCAGTTGATTAATCCCCTCAATAAACATTCCAATAGCAACAATCAGGATTTCACTGAACAGTGTTGCCACAAACTCCAAAATCGGAATCACATATTCCAGCAGAGAAATCAGGATTGGCAGGATTAGTTCAATCAATGGCATGAACGCTTCCAGCAGGGCCAACACGACAGGAATCAACGGGATTAGAAGTTGCTGGACCAGAACCATCAAAATTGGCAATAGTTGTTGCACCATCGACACAAGCACCGGCAACACTTCTTGAATGAACGGCAGGAATGCTTCCACCAGTTGCAGAACCACCGGCAGAATCATTTGGATTAGTTCCACAAACACCGGCAAAATCTGGTCAATAATGGCGAAAAATGCTGTAGCCAGTTGCCCCACCACGGGAATCAACGGCATCAACCCTTCCAACAAACCAGGAATCTGCGCCGCCACATTCTCAATCACAGGAGCCAACTGCTCCATCACCTGAGTCAAAATCGGAGCCAACTGTTCCACAATCGGCAACATCGCCTGAGTCAGCGTCGCAAACGCCGGAACAAGTGCCGCACCAACCGTCGCCTGCATATTGGTAAACGAGGCAGACAAAATCCTCTGCGAGTTCGCCAACCCATCAGACGTGTTAGCAAAATCACCCTGCGTTTTCGCAGTCTCCTCCATGAGCAAGCCATAACGGGCCTGGACCTTCTGGTCCTCCGTCATCTGCTCACCGACGCTAATCAGCCCCTCACGGAGCGCATACGCCTGCACCTCAGACTGAAGCAGGTTAATACCAAACCGTTTCAGCGGTTCCGCCTCACCAGCCAAACCAGACTGAAACACCTGCAACGCCTCAGAAACCTCAATGTTAAACACGGAGGCAAAGTCAGCCGCCCGACCAGACACATCACCGATAAACCCGGCAACATTGCCACCCTCACCGACAACACGATCCGCAAACGCCGAGAACCGGACCGCGGCCTGATTAAACTCCGTCTGCGAAACACCCATCGCAGTAGCGGCAGACTCACCCAGTTTGGTGATTTCCGCAGCCGACTCACCAAACGACACATTCAGCGCGTTAAGCGACTCCTCAAGGTCCGACGCTTCCGAAACCGCGGCCTTCGCAAACCCCGTAATCGCACGGACAGAAAACGCTCCAGCGAGCAGGCCGCCCAGTTTGGCAATCTGTTTACCAAATCCACCCAACTGTTTCTGAGCGTTCTTTAACCCCTTCGGGTCCGACTTGTAAACAATCGGGAGGGTTATACCTTTTGCCTGCGCCATTACTTAAGCCCCCTACGATTAACCTTCGTCACAAACCCGTCAATAATTTCCAACACCTGATCCACCAGGAACGGTTTTTCCTTCATAAAGTTCTGCCAGGCGAAACGACCACCCTTACCGCCCATCGACAACGGATAACGGCGATTCAGATTGTCAATAAACTTCCGACCCCGAGGACCCCGCACATACCGTCCACGAGTACCCGCCAAATCCGCAATCTTCACACCAGCCTTATACTGACCGCGCCCATACACCTCAAAACGGGCAATAGACCCACGACCACCGCCCGGAGTCGCATACGCCCCCACATTCAC